TCTTCGTCTGCGAGTCCGTACCAATTCCAACGTCCGTCCTCGATAACGTCTTTTAATTTCTGTTTCATTAATCTGATTTATGTGATGCTCCAAAGTAAAAGCTAATTACTGCCGATGCTAATCCACCTAAGTAACCAAGTACTAAGTTTATTAACGCTTCCGAATTTTGCTCTGGAGGTTGAAGGGTTACTAAAAATATATAACCCATGAATCCGCCAACTACAGATACACCTACTATTCTAGCTGTCCAGTCCTTACTAAAAGTTTGTCTAGCATCTTGACCATCCGCTACTTCTAACTTAAATACATCAACATCTAGTTCTTTCATTTGAAGTTCAAACTCTTGTTCAGCTTTTTTAAGTTCAAGCATTTGTTCTGGCGTAGCTTCTTGTATAGCTTTCTCAATAGCCTTTGGTGTATTAGGTACACCTAGTACATCTGCTATCATATTGGCAGCCATACCGCCCATAGGACCGCCTAGAGCAGTACCTATTGTAGGAGCTACCGCACCTACTAAATTCTTTAACATATCTTTCATTCTTCGTCCTTATATATTTCTGCCATGAGGTCTTCAAACATATCTCTAAAGTTGTCTAAAGTCATGAAGGGCATGTCTTGTTTAATTTGATGTAAGCAGTATTGCCTATAACAAGATTCGAGTTGGTCCTCTAAGTACAATATCATTATAGCATCCTTATTTTAATTTGTCAATAGCTGTAACAAAATCTTCAACTCTTACTGGTGTTTGTTCTTTCCATTTAGATTGACCATCCTTTCCAGAACCTGTTGAGACTTGTCGGATAGCTTCATCATAGTCTTTATTCTTCAAAGCTTTGTAAGCTGAAGGAAACTTATCCATCCATCGTGTGCCTAATTGAAAATTAACCGACCCTAATACTATAATAAACTCTGCATCTTCAATACCTAAATCTTCTATTTGTTGAGCAGCAGCTTCCCATGCCTTTGCAGCATCTTCTTCTAACCATGCAGTGCGTTGTTCTTCTGAAACTCTGTCACCTACTTGATAAACTTGGCGTTCTCTTTCAGTCAACAAGTGCCCTACACCACATGTAGGCTTGCCAAGACTGTCAAGATATACACATTCCTCGTTACCTTCTCTAAGTTCAAGGTGTTCTAAGTAGTCGTTGTATTTCATTTTCTAGACTGTAATAAAAACTTTGCTTGGTCCTCTGTTAAACTTTTACTGTCTTTAAAAGTTTTAGATATACCTTTTGATATGTCGCTTAATCCATCCGTAAATCCTTGAATAATATCTCTAAAAGATTCTGTTTCTTCTTTTGATTCTACTTGAGAAGGCTCATTAAAAAGTTCTTGATACTCCTCTTTACTTAATTTAACTTCATCACCTTTTGCAAAACCAAGTCTAGGTGTCTCATAAATAGCTGTATAAGGCTCTCCAGTAAAAGGATTAATTCGTTCTTCTGGTTCTTCTTTAGTGTAAGGTACATCTTCTGATCCTTCAATTAAACCTCCAGTAACTTTTTGAGTTCTTACATTTTCAAAAAATTCTTCAGCTTCAGATTCTTGTAAAGGAGTTCTACCTTTTTCTTCGTCTATTAAAACTGGTAATGAGCTTAAAGTTTTTTCAAGTTCATCTAATCTAATAAATAAATCATATGCTTCATTTTGTAAATTAGGAGTCTCAAGAATTTTTTCTTTCATTGTTTCTGTTAATACTAATGGAGTAAAGAAATAATTATTTGGTAAAAATGAAAACATATCTCTTCTTGAAATTCCACCTTCACTTAATTTTGAAAGAGTCGCAATACCTAATCTATCTGCTGCATGAGATATTGTATGTAATTCTTTATAAGCTTTATAATATTTTTGATTTGTCTTGAGCCAGTTTTGTTCAAATTTGTCAGGTCCAATATCTGAGCTAATAGAAGCATATAATTCTGATCGCAAACTAGACTGTCTTTTTTTAAAATCAGATATTTTAAATTCATAAATATTTTCAATATATTCTTTATTAAAAGGCATACCTCCAAATCCAGTAACCCATTTTATTAAAGCATCTGTTTGATAAATATCTTGATCAAATTCTGTCTTATCTTGTCCTAACTTTGTTCCAAGATATTTTCTTGTATCAGTTAATGTTCCCGGTTCTAAAGTTTCAATTAAATTAGCTACTACAATGAAAAAATTATTAGCATCTCGTCTTCCTAATTCTTGATCATATCGTTGACTAGGATCAAATGGATTAGTTAATATTTTTCCGTCAATAGTTCTACCATTATTTATATATGCAGTTATTGTTTCCTGTGTTAATGATTCTCCAAAAAACGGAGTAAACACTTCATCTACTAAGTCTAGCCAATATTTTTCTTGTTGTTCTTCAGTTAAATCTTGATTTAATGCTATGTGTAATGCAGTTTGAAAAGGTTTTCTTGGAAAATCAAAAGCATCCCAAGGAGTTACATTGTAAACTATAGGCACACCCTCTTCATTAACTGTGTAAACTACATTATCATTTTGCATCCATTCTGGTAAAAAGGGTTTTAAATCTTCAATTAAATCTTCACCAACCCCATATGCATAGTTTGCTATAGATGTTGCAGCAGCACCTCCTCCAACACCTGCAACACCAAATCCAGTTAATCTATCTAATCCTCTTTTAGCTTTTATTTTACTTGCTTCGGTTGCACCTAATGACTGTAATTTTCTAGCTTCAGATAATTCTGTAAAACCTTGAACGGGAATTCTATATCCTAACCTAACAGACTCAGATAAAAAAGAAAAGAACGTGCCGATAACCGGAACTGCTCGTAGTTCTTTAAAAAATTCTGGAACTAAATCATAATTCGGAAGACCATTACGTGTAAGTCGTCCGGCTTCGTTTTGAAGTGCTTGTTCCGTAGATAATCTAAATTCATCAAATTGTGATCCTTCGGGAAGAGCTTTATTAAACCTTGAAAGATAATTTTTTTCTTGTTTATACATATTTATCTTCCATATATCATCTTCGGCAATATAAACTTCAGTAACTTTCTCATCTAATTCAGGTATTTTTCTAAGAACTGGAATTTTTCGGATATATTCAATAGGTCTATTAAAAATGTTTCTTATAAAATTAGCTTCAGAAGCCTCTCTACTGATATTGTTTAAATCATTAATTACAGCACTTTTATTAAGCACTCCTTGTCCTGCAAATTCTTCAATTAACTTTTGTTCTTCAACATCTGTGCTTCTTTGAAGTTGATTTTTAACACTTGTAAAAGATTCTTTAAAAGTACGAGGATTAATTAAACTTAATCCATTAGCTGCAGTTATTTGAGCACCACCAAAAATATTCTTTAAATGTGTAGTTAGTCTTCTGGTTGTAGCAGATTTTTGTGCTTGACTTTTTAAAAATAACAAACCTCTCCATGTGCCTCCAATAAAACCTTTCTCAGGAATAATACTTGACAATCCTTGCTCATATCTTGTTGTATAATATTGAGCTAATTGAGGAGTTGTATATTTTCCAGATAAATCTCCATAAGGTTGAACTTTCGCATCTTTTATAAAAGGAATTTGTTCAGTAAATCCGGGAACATTATTCTTATCATAAAAATAAATATCTTTCCCATCTTTATAGGCTTGATTATGAAACTTAGTATCCTCTACAAATTGAGATATTTTTCTCATAGATATTAATAATTTATCAGTTGGATTTGTAATCTCTCCAAGATAATTTTTAATAGGTTGTGGAATTTCTTTTTTTGTTTCTAATAAACCTGTCCTAATCTGGCTAAAACTTTCAAAGCCTCTTGCTAAATTTGCAAATTGTCCTTTACCTCCTGCAAGTTTATCCATTTCTGATTGCACAGTAAGTTGTAAATCTGCTTTATTTATATTAGGATTATTTTTTAATATTTCTCTTTTTATAAATCTTCTAGCTTCATTAGTAGCCGACACCGTTGGAGTGTAGTGAGCATCTTCAAATAATTTGTAACTTTCACGAACATAAAATCCAAGTTGATCTCGAATAATTTCTTTATCCGCAATAGGTACATCTTCTATGTCTAATAATAATTTAGATAATCTATCTTGTAACTCTCTAGCTTTTAAAATTGGACCACGAGCTTCTTCCGGAAACCTTTGTAGTTCTTTTAAAAATTGCTCTTGCTGTCTAATAGGAGCTTTACTTCCTTTAGATGTAATGATTCCGGGAACTCTGTAATCGGTAAATAATATTTTATTAATATCTTCTATAACATCATCTTTATTTCTACCGACTGCTCTATAAATATCTTCAATGGCTTTTTCAAGATTTCTTCCAGTATGATCAATAGTTGCATCCCATTTTTCTTTAGTAAATTTAGTATTTAAAAAATTTTCATGTAACTGTTTAGTTCGCCCTCCTCTACTACTAAAAGTTTTACCAAGAGCATTTGCAGTAGTGCGTACAATGTTTATAGTACTTAACTTATATCGATCTAAGCCAACATCACTTAAAGCATCAATATCCCCCATATCAAGATCAGGTTGATCAACAAGTTGTCGTTTTGCAAGTTCAATGGATTCTTTTCTTGCAGCAATACTTTTTTCTTTTAAATAATTATCTTGTTGTTTGAGTCGTCTAGTTTTATTTATAAAAGCATTTGCATATTCTGGACCTTTTGCTTTAATTGAATCTAAAGTTTTAATTAAACCTTCTTTAATTTGTTCTCTATTTCTAATAGCCCCCTCTGCAAATTGAAATGCTCCTGTTAGCAATAAACCTTCTGCTAATAGCCCTACTCTATTTTGAAGTTCTGTTTTCTCTTGGCTAGACTTGATAGGTTCTAGCATATACTTTTCAAGATTGCTAAGTACACCTACTTGATTGTCATCAATCATATCTCCTAATACATTTGCTAAATTTTCTTCGTATGGATTAAGAGATAATTGAGCAGCAGCTTCTCCTCTAGCAACAATACCGGCTGTAGCAACAGTTTTAGGAGCAACTGTTTTAGCTTTTTGAACTACGTTTAGAGCTTGTAAAGGTTTAGTAATCTTGCCAAGTCCTGCTAGACTAACTGCAAATGCACCAACATCTCTTGTTATTTGTCCTGCAGTTGATTCGGGTTCGGCAATCGTAACAACCTCTTTATCGCCTCTTTGAGTTCTAATCACATTTTCTTTACCAACAATTCCAGAATACAGTTGTTCTAGAAAATCTTCAGTTTTGACAATTTCTTCTTGTGAAGGATCAGTAATGAGTCTAGACAATTCAATGCCTTCACGTACAACTTGAGAAGCTATTCCTGCTCCTGTACGTTTAGCCTCTTTTTTACCTTCTTCTGTTAAGGATTGATATATATTAAAAGGACGTGTTGGTATTACCATAATATTAAATACCTAATGCTGAATCAACAATATCTTGTCCACTTGAATATGTTTTGGCTCGCCATTGTTCTATTGTTCGTCCATCTTGTTCTAGTTTTTGTAGTAATTTTGGACCTTCAATTGGATCGAGTTCTATATTCATAATACTAGTTAAAATTGCTCTATCTGCAACACCTATTGTAAATGATTGTAATTGTGCTCTATAAAAAGCTGCAGTTTTGTCATCTCCTTTTTGGATAGCATTTTCATAGTTTCTTAAAGTTCTATTAAATTTAATAGTAGCCTCATCTCCAATGCCAGATTTTAATGCAATCTCATCTTTTCTGCCTTGTAGATATTCGTCAGTTTGTATAATGTTTCCATTTTCATCAATTAACGCAGAGTTACCTTTATGTATTTCTTTATAAGCTTGATCATATTGTATGCCAATTCCTTGTATTTTTTTTCTAATTTGATTAATCTCACGATTTACATTACTACTAACTAATTTTCCTTTTAGATCATTTAATGTGTACTTTGTATCACTATCCTCTTTAGTAATCATATCAATAGTATCATTTGCAATAGTATCATTTTTAATGTTTTGATTAATATATAAAATAGCTTCTTGTTGTGTAAAATCAAACTCATTAGGATCACGAGCTAGTTTAATTGCTTCTTCACCATTAAATACATCTCCTTTCAACAGCTTTTCAAAAGAAGCTTGTGTAGCAGTATTTTTAGCAGTTTCTCTTTGCGTTTTAGTTAATTCCTGTTTTCTATCACCAGTGACATAATCCCATGCTTTATGAACTAAACTAACATTCTTTGGAGCAGATATGCGTTCTTGTTCTGAAACATAATAATCTTCAAAGGGTTTAAAGAACTGTTCTTTTGTTAATCTTTTCTTTACATCACCAGTTTTTAATTTTTCGTTATGTAAATTTAACATAGCAGTTTCATATTCAGAAACTTCGGTTTCTCTAAATTTTCGTTGTGATTCCGTATCTAATTTAAAATTTGGATTGACTCGATTAAACTCTGCTTCAGCCTTTAATCTAAAATGATTTGGATTATTCTTGTAAGCTTCATCTTCGGTCATTAATTTATTGTAGGCATTCCACTTTGCAGTTACATTAGACTGTTCAAATGTTTTTTCTCTTTCTAATTCCTTTAATTGTTTTAATACATTAGATTGCATTCTACTTTCTTTTGCATTAAATAATAAACTAGCAAATAATACGTTACGTGCTCTGTTATCACTTTTTCTATTTCCAGTGATATATGCCGATGCAATATCTGCAAAGCTTGAACCGGGTCTTCCTAGTAAACTTTTGTACTCTTCTGCCATATTATTTCTCTCTTGATAATAAACTTTCTTGTGGTTCTTGTTTTACTCTTTCTAATAAACTTGGTGAAAGAGTTGTTTCTTCAATAACTTCCCGTACATCTTCAGGTACAGACTGTGGGCTTACTCTATTTGCTGCTTCTTTTCTTAATCTATCTAACTGATTAATCCCACTTGTTATAGTATTAATTTGATTGTCTGTATCCATTTCTTGTGGACCTTCATCATCACCTGCTTCTAGTTGATATTCGATTTCTGCTTTTTCAGCCAATGCCATGATCATATACATAGTTGGCTCCATTAATAACATCATCATATCAGGACTCCACTTACCTTCTAAAAATCCTGAGTACAAAGTTATTGAAGCTATATCTATTACACCAACTCCATTATCTAATGATAACAACATATTTGTTGTAGTTTCTGGAACGGTTAATGTTTCAAATACATACAACATTGCTTCTTTAGGATTAGCGTATTCAGGAGGTTGCTCCCATCTATAAGGTTGGTCCGGAGAGTTTGTTAAACTTTGTCCGGGAATAGGTCTTCCTCTTTCAAGACTACCTTGAATAAAATTAATTGCTTTTTCTGAAACTGCCATAGTATTGTCCTATATTAACTATACATCCTTGCTTGTTCTTGTAGATAGTAAGGAGATAAAGTTCCGTAAAGTAAACTTTGTTGTGCTTGTTGAAAATTTTGAATACCTGATTGTGGCATAGATGCATTTAAATCTGCCATGTATGCTGCTTGAGCTTGTTCTTGAATAGGGGCAGGCATAATTCCTCCTCCTACAAAAGGTTGTTCAGGAGTTCCGGCAACTGCATCAAGTGCTACGTTTGTTACTACTCCTTTAGCTAAATCTGGTACAAAGTCATTTCCAAAATATTCTTTGATTCGTCTTCCTCCATCTGGAGTAAAGAAGTCTTTAACTCTATCAGTAAATCTAGGATTATCAATTGTATCTATTAGTGGTCTATCTTTTAAAACCTCGGCAGGAGTAATATCTTTTACTGCAGTTGCTGCATCTACAACTCTAGGAGTTGAACTAGCTGTTGAACTAACTTTATCTATTAACGGAATATCTTTTGTAACAGTAGGTGTAACAACGTCTTTACTAGCAGTGGCTACATCCATAACTTTACTAGTTTCATTTACAGCATTTGTAACATCACTTGTACCAAAAGGTTTTGTTAATTTATTTAAGCCAGTCTGCATATTTTGCCACCACTGTGTCTGTCCAAACAAAGCTTTTGCTCCTCCCCAAAATATCATCGACAATCCAATACCACCAAGGATTCTACCTATTTTACTTTTAAAAAGTTTCTTGACTCCTCTCTTTATTTTTCTTCCAACTTTTCTTAAAAATCCCATTTGTTTCTCCTATCCTAATCCTAATCCTGATCTATATGAATTACCTAATGATGTTAATAGACTATTAAGATAATCATCATATCTTTCACCCGGCTTACCTTCATTGGCAATTGCTGTTGAAATAATTTGAGCTTTTCTATTTTCTTCATTTTCTACTGATCTAAAATCAAAGTCTGCTTGATCTCGTAGTTCTTGTCCTAAGAATGCTAAAGCTTGTGAAGACATGCTAAACGCATTCATTGCATTTTGCATATTCACTTGATTTTGTGCTGCAGTATTTAATGTATTTGTTTGTCTTCTATATTGTACATTAGAAGCTTCAACTGCTGCAGCATTCTGTGCATTCCATTGATTTCTTGCAAAGTCTTGCTGTGCATTAAACTGCTCTACTTGTGTAAGTAACTGAGCATTAAATTTGTTTATATCTGCTTCTCTGTTTGCTCGCCTTGCTTCTGCAGCATTTTCTTGAGTTGCATTAAATTGTTTTATAGCATTCATTTGAGAAGTATTATATTGATTCATATTTGCTTCTAAGCTTGCCATAAACTGATTAGTTTGATTTTCACTTGCTGCGTTAAATTGAGCAGCAGCGTTTTGAGCAGCTTGATTAGACAATACTCTTTGTTGTTCTTGTTGAGCTTTAAGAACATTAGCTTGTTGTTGATTATTTAAATTTGCCATATCCATACTTAAAAAAGCTTGGGCATTTCTAATTTGTGTTTGTTGATTAAAATTAGCTTCAGCTAAATTAGCTTGAGATAATAACACAGCATTTTGCACAGCAGCTTGTTGATCGTTGTTAGCTTCTGTTAATGCAACAGTTTGCAAAAATTTACTGTTAAATAAATTTGTTTGTTGATCTGCTGAGAACTGTGCTATGTCCATTTTAAAAACATTATCTGCATTCTTTAAAGCAGTTTGTTGTGCTCTTTGTGCATTTGCTTCAGCTTCTTTTGCTTCAATATCTCTTTGTTGAGCAGCAGCTTGTTGAAGTGCAGTAGCATTACTTTGAGCGAGGGGCATAGCTGCTCTAATAATAGAATTAAATAAAGCATCTCTTCCTACACTAGATGCACTTAATCCTCTAGCAGCTAACATTTGTTCTACTTGTGCGACTGCAGGAGCAGCCCAAGGTGGAATCTGTCCATTCTCCATACCTTCAAGTAATCCGTTAAGTTGCGTAGATACAAGAATATCTTTATCTACACCTGCTATCAATCCTCTTTCTTCTTCTGTAAAATCTGTAAGTCTCTCTTCAAGAGCTTCTATATCATCACCAATTTCATCTATTTGATCTTCTGTAAGACCTGCATTTCTTAATTGTTTTTTAGCTCTAGTAATTTTTCTTAAACTTGTTCCAACATTAACTGCTGCTGTAGATTTAGCCCCTTCGCTAAGTGTACCTACAACTCTTTCAGCTAACGCCCCTTCGGGTACTTCTACATCAGCACCTTCTATTGGAGGAGTTCTTTCTACTCCGGCAGCTTCTGCAATCGCTTCATCTGAAACTGTTCCTTCTGCAGCCTGTACATCTACTGTTTCATCTACGGTTGTTGCATCCATTGTAGCTGCAGTTACAGTAGTTGGAGTTTCCGCTTGTGCAACATCTGTTACTGTAGAAACTGTCTCTGCTGTTGGCTGTGCAGCAGTACTACCTACAACATCTGTAGGCTCTGCCATTTCTGTTTTTGCTTGTTTTGTTAAAGGATCATCTGCATCTACTTTTATTGCATCAGGTATTTTTGCAGCATCCGGAACTGTACCGGCTTTAGCTTTTTCCATAGTTTCTGCAGTACGAGCAATTCTTTCTTTTCTTTCGTCAGGATCAACTATAGGTGTAGGATCATCTCCTTTTTCTTTTTGTTTTTTAGCAGCTTCATCAGCAGCTTTTTTAGCATTGTAAGCATCTGCCATTTTTTTATTGTAGTCTTGCATTTGTTGCGAACCGGCTGCACCTCCTGCACCAGACGGAGGAGGATTATCTTGTTGATATTGTTTTGTAAACTCTTCTTGTGCAGCAGCTTCTCGTTCATTTTCTCTTCCTATTTCACGTTCATTTTCACCACCAGTTTGATAAGCCACACGTCCACCAGTACGATAATCTTTACGTTCTGTTGCTATTCTAGCTCTAGTTTTTTTATTTTTTTTCTTACTCATTATTTAACCTCGAAGAGTCTGTCAAGTTTTTCATCTATCTTTTGAATACGTTCCATCAAAGCACCCATGTCATCTTTTAGTTCTTGTTTAGTTACGTATTCTTTTGCCATTTCTTCTCTCGTTTTATTTAAAAGTATGTCAAGTCTTTTAAGTTCTGCTGTGTTTGCACGTATGCTGTACAGGAGAGGTGCGACAACAAGTGTCAGGAATATATTCCATAGCAACCACCCTGTTATTTCCATTAGTTTGCAGCTATGTAAGCTTTACCAGTTGTTATTGCACCAGTATAAGATGATTTATCATCACTAGAACCTTTTACATCAGGGTCTGTATATTCTAATATAATTTCTAAATGGTCAACATTACGTTGTACTACATCGTTTATATCAGATTGTTCCATCTCTGTATCAGCTTCTGCTGAACCACCAACATACGTTGATTTCTTACCATTAGTATTAATATCGTTAATAAGCGTTACGCTATCTGTTGCTGCTGTTAGCACTTCTGCTACTGTTTGTTCAGCCATATTATTCTCCGTTTAATTATCCTTCTAAGGTTTCTATTCTTGTTGTTAATGCTTCTATTTTAGCATCTGCTTCTTGTAAAGCTTTAACTAATATTGGTATAAATTTGGTGTACTGCAATCCATATTGTTTTTCATCTTCGGTCAGAGAAACAGTAAGATTCTTTTTGTCTGCTAATTTATATCCCGCAGCTTCTTCTAAAGCTAAAACATCTTGTGCTTTGAAACCTATGTCTAACCAATCTTCTTTGTGAGTCCCGTCTGGCGTGTAAGAGGTAATATTGTAGTCTGGGTTGGGAACACGCTCACCATTTTCATCAGTAATGTACTTATTACCATATTTAGAACGCTTATCCCATTTATAAGTAACAGGTTTTAAAGCTTTAACAAAGTCTAATCCTAAATCTAAATCTGTAAAGTCTGTTTTGTCTCTTTGGTCAGAGGCTACAGTCCAATCTACTTGAATATAAGACTGTGAAATATTTTCGTCACCTAAAACAACAACATTGCTTTGTATAGTTATATTACCACCGGGGCTGCCTGTTACTCCCGCATCGTGACCTAACACTAAATTGTTACCACCACTGGTAATATTTACTCCAGAACCATTGCCTACTCCTGTGTTATCTTGACCAGTTGTATTAGCTAAAGCAAACGAACCTACAGCAGTATTATTATCACCAGTTTGATTATCTGTTAAAGCAGCATATCCGACAGACGTGCAACCATCAGCACTTGTTTGTGCATCAGACGCTAATCCACCTACCATAGTGTTCTGAACTCCAGTAGTTACAGCAGAGCCGGCAGCATACCCTACCCCAACATTATACATATTTGTTGCACTAGCCGGATTCATTGCATCAAGCGTAGCTGAACCTATTGCTACATTTCTACTGCCTAAAACATTTGCTCCTAGTGCTAAATAACCTAAGGCTACATTATTATGTGCTTCAGTATTAGCATCTAACGCAAGTGAACCTACTGCTACGTTTTGTGTTCCTGAAGTGTTTGATAATAAAGCATGATAACCAACTCCTACGTTAAAGCTTGCTGTAGAATTTGTAGCTAAAGCACTTCTTCCCAAAGCTGTATTATGTGAGCCTGTAGTATTATCAGTTAAAGAACCCCAACCTATAGCTGTATTGTCTACACCTGTGGTTGTATCTTCCATTGACCTAACACCTACCGCAGTATTTTGAGATGCTGTAGTGTTTGCGTACAAAGCACTTTTACCAACTGCTGTGTTGTCTGCTCCAGTAGTGTTTGAAAATAAACCTGTATAACCAAGTGCTGTGTTGTTAGAAGCTGTAGTGTTGTTTTGTAAAGCACTAAGACCTACTGCAACATTAGATGCACCAGTTGTATTAGCAAACATAGAGTCCTTGCCTACAGATATATTATTTGATGCAGTTGTGTTTGCTGTTAGTGCTCTCATTCCTA